TGGTAATGGCCAGGACCCTAGCCCGGATATATTTAGGAGGGTTGAAATCGTGGTCGATAAAGACACCGGTGTCCCCTATCCGGATGTTGGATGGCATGTCAGCCAGGCTCAAGGTGTACTGGACTTTTGGCTCTGAGTGCTCTTTTAGGAAAGCTATCCCTTTCTCTAGCAAGTTTTGCCGGTCCCCGTTGTTTGAGTCACTTAGGAAGTAGTCAATAGGATTGAGCGTCTCAGTGCCACAGTCAAATGACCACTCTCTGAGTGCTGAAACATGGACTATCTCAGACTTGCCCTTAACAGACTGGTAGCCCTCAATATTAAGCTTTCTGGTACTGATGAGCTTCTCCAGATTGTTAGGCTCATAGATGTTAAGAGTACCATCTGGCAATAATTCCATGTTCTCGATACCGACATACTTCTTAATCAGCAGACTAGCCTGGCGTGAGCCAAAGTTACCTGTTACAGCCTCATAAATCCCTTGAGCGATGTACTCAGCTAACTCTTTGGCCCCTGTGGCATTAGGAAAGATTTTTTTCTTCTTGGCCCCTACCTCGTCATACCACTGATCTCGGTTAGGTAAGCCATACTCTTGCCAGTTGACACAGTAAACATTGTCGTACTTAGCCGAAGCGTTCCGGTATTCCATAGATATGGCCACTTGACCGGTGATTTCTGAGGCCGTATCGACAAACAGGATTTTCTTTGTCTGGCCAATCAGCTCGATTATTTTCTCTACATCAGCATGTGGGACGCCGGTAATGTCGAATGTCCCCAAATGGATGACCACGATGTCACCTAAAGAGCCGGCCTTGACTAGCTTGTTAACGACAGCCACCCCGTCCAGGTTCTCTTTACCAAGTGGCTGAGCACCTGGGAAGAACAAGCGTCTTAGCTTCTCGATGTCAAAGGTTGCTGATGGGATAAGCTCCTGGAGCCTTGGCTTAAATAGCTCAGCAATTCCATCACCGATGACCGTCACCTTGTAAGCTTGGATGGCTTCTTTAGCCGCACTCGTCAACTTACCACCTACAAGCTTATTTACAGGCGCTTGGTTTGGCGAAATTCCGCCCCCATTTGACTCCAGAGCCTTATCCCCTGTTGATACCTTGCCGGCCCCATTAAATGCCTCTTGGTCCCATTTATATAGGGCGTTCTGCTCAATAACACGAATTAAGTCGATGGCATAGGTTGGGCCAGTGGCATATCCGGCTGCTTTGACAGCATAACAGGCTTTTTTGTAGTCTCTCTCTCCCACAACAGCCTTGTAGTTGTTCTTTCTCCATGGTTCGTTAGAGAAGAAAGCGGCGTGGTCTTTGAGTGAGTCCTCGATAGAGTCATACGCCCTAAAGTCGGCGTTAATATAATACTTAACGCCTCCGGCTGTATACTCCGGTGTCCTCATGTTCACCGTCCGGCCGGTCCAGTCAGAGCTCGCTTTGATACCGAATTGGTTCCAATAAGGTGCTTTTGACAGGGCTGAGCCTCCCCATCCGGACTCGATGACAGCTTGAGCAGCAGATAAAGACGGTAGGATTTGGTGCTCATGCCATCCTTGCAAACAGCCGAGCTTAATTTGGTCTAAATATCCCATTAAATCCCTCCTTATCTCTTAACTCGGACATAGCCCAAGACCTTGAAGTTGGCCGTCTTGGCAACTTGGACTGGGTTCCCGGCGTGTATCATCTGGCCATTGCCAAGGTAAATACCGATGTGGTTGGCGTCACCGGCCCATGTGTAGCCTGTATCCATTAAGACCATATCACCACGCTCTGGCGAGCTTACACGGCTTAGACCGGCGTCTCTAGCAGCCCAAACGGCTTGGCTAGTGAGTCGGTAATTTGGATAGTTTGTAAATCCGGCCTTGCGGTAACAGTAGTTACAGAAGCCAGAACAGTCGAAGCTATTAGGACCATTTGCGCCCCAAACGTAAGGCTTGCCTTTCTGGGCCATAGCTACCTCTACTAATTTCTCGACCAGATCATCCTGTTGTTTAGGAGGTGTGGCCGGTTTAGAGGCGGTTGGCTGCTGCTTAGGCTCTTGGATTTCTTGGCCTCTGACAATTACCCGGTTATAGATGTCAAAGGTGTTGATTTTGCGGTGGAGATTGTAGAGCGTGTCCTCTGATGTCACCCTAAAGGTGTTGTCATCACTCTTTCGCTCTTTGACCACGTTGACCATCATCTTTGGCTTTTGGCCAGGAGTGAACTCAGTCTTAAACTCGAGCTCCATCCCGAATGATTTAGCAATAGATCTAATGCGCTCCAAGGTGCGCTGTGGGCTTGAAAATTCAAGCCTTAGAACCTTGTCTCCGGACTCGTTCTTATTGACAACCCATCCAGTCCCCTCAAGTGTGGCGTCCATGTAATAATCAAGCCGTTGGTCAGCTACAGGAGCCTCAAAGGCCTCAACATAGGTGTTTAAGAGGTTGATTGAGGTATCCTCGCAAGAGATAGACTTGACCTCCCTGGTCTCCTCGATTGAGGTGATGGTTAGGAGTAGCTTTTCTCCCACATGGTTCTCGGTCCAGATGAAGTTACCGACATCCAGGACTGACACGCTCGGAGAAGTCTTAGGGACCTTAAACTTGAGCGTGTACATGCCTGTATCGATTGTTGTGGTCAGCTCATCATCGTAATAATGGACCCCCTCCGGAGAGGTAAGGCCCATTAAACCAATGCGTTGATACTGGCGGTTAAAGATTTGTGGTATCACTATAACCACCTACTTTCCCATTCAACTATGGCCTCCACTGGTTGAGCCCAGGATGAGGTCACTAGTTTTAATTCTGTTGGCCCGGGACCAACAGAGAAGAATTTACTGTCGTAATCAATAGCGCCCTTAAACGTTGCCCCGTTTAATAAGACGCTCCCGGAGATGTTATTGATTTGGAGCCTATCACCGGCCGTGAACACGTTCTTTAGGTCACGGACATTGGAGTCATAGGTCCGGCGGACTTCGATGTCTCTCACGGCGAATTTTGAATAGGCTCGCTTGCCATGAGCACCAATATAAACCATTGCCTTGGTTGCCCTCTTCTGGGCAATAGCGGATGAGTAAGTCCAAGTATAGACCTCTTTATCCGGCAAAACCCCAGGCTTAGTTGCGGTGGTCCGGTTACGGTATTCGGCTATGTCTTTCTCATAGATCCAATAGACCGGCGTTCCCTGGTAAGTCAATAAACAGGAGCGCTTGTCCCCTGTACCTCTAACCTGGTCAACTCGATAAGTCCGGCCTCGAGTAAATGCCAAGATAGGATGGCCTGTCTCGGCGTTTGTGGCCTCTTTGGCAATATGAACCATATCCCCAACTTGTATCGAGGCGGCCGGCGCTGCTTGAGTTACCGTCAGCTCGGTCCGGTCATTGTGAGCCCACCACTCGAATAGGTTCCCGGTCTTTTTCATAGTTAAGTAGCCAGAAAAGGCCGGCATGGTGAACTCTTGGACCAGGGTGAGCTTCTTAGGGTCCGGATTGTCGCTTGAGGCTATCATACAGCTGATAGTTATCTCATTCTTATTAAGACCTTGGTCCTGTAGATAAATGGCCATAACAGGCTTATTTTCGCTATCTGAGACCATTATCCAGTAGATACCGGTGTTGTTGGTTCTGCCAGATAGGTCCATCATGTCCACACGGGACTTGATGATGAAATTATCAGCCTCAACCTCGAGATTACCTCTCTCAAAGTCCTTATAGTAGCCATGCCCTTGCCAATAAGACTCATTGGCCGGCAATTCGGCAACGTTTGGCTTCATCCCCCAAGAGGTAAAGACTGGGCTAGAGGCGTGTTGATGGAAATACTTCTCTAGGTATTGGTCCCAGAATTGAGTCGGACCGGTTACCTTTTGCCACCCGTTGACATCGGTAAACACCTTATTAAGCGCCAATTCAGACGGTTTTAGATCTACCTTGTCAACCTCTTCCGGATTACCTAGATACATCCCTCCATCTGGCCCCTGGAGGGCTAAAAAGCCACAGTCAGCCTTAAAATCGACCGTGACAATAGGATAAGTCTCGGCCGTCCCTTTGTTGTCTACAATGACTGAATTATTGGCAAATCTGGCCTCTTTGTAACCCTCTGAGGCGTTCCAATAACTGTTGGGACTGACAAACTTGAGCTTGATGGTGGCCCAGGCTATCCGACTGGATGGCGTCACTGTGCCATCTAATCGACAAAGTAGTTTTCGGTCTGGCTGATCAGCAAAGAATAGCCATCCATCCTCGTCAACGCTCAAAATCTTGTTCAATTCATCGACATGGTGGAGGACATCATCTTTAATGACAGCTTCAATCTCAACAACGCACTGGCCCCGGCTACTTGACTGGAGCCAATGGTGGTTAGTGCCAGGGAGGGCGCCATAGGTGTTGGTGATTTTACCAGAAAATGGTGTCGTAACCCTCTTAATGGTCATGTGTTGAGTTAAATCATGGCCATTGTAATAAGCTTTCTTAAGCAAATCCGAAGCCCTCCCCTCTCATGCGTTTGTTTTGTAAGTCATTTACTTGGTTATAGTTGTTTAATGGCTCTGACAGTCCTCTGGAGACCTCTCGGCCATCAAGGTAGGTATTACCCTCTTTGGCAACTAAAGCTCTTAATAGGGCTAAAGTTTCCCGTTGATAGAGTGGCATTTCCTCATCGTGTTCCTCGACATTGACATTCTGATGGACAGTGTAGGCCATGCTAGGGTCAAACATTATCCTAGACTTGACATCGTCCATAGCCTCGTCAATGGCCCCGGCTGACTGCTCAATACCGGCGGCGATACCAGTTGGTAAGTGTACCCCGACCTCATCTCTCATTCGTCTGGATGGTGATTTGATACCAAATACACCCTTGACGCTCGAAACGAAGCCATTGGCCTTTTCACCTACCCAGTTAACCATGTTCCCCCACATGGATTTGATACCATCCCATAAGCCCGAGACGATATTCTTCCCGATCTCGATTAGGTTAATCGAGCGGAGGAAGTCCTCGGCTTTCTTCCAGAGGCTCTTGATGGCGTCTGGTA